CGTTGGGGTGGCGTGGGTGACACCAAGCAACGAGAGGCCGCTTTTTCTATCGCCAAGAAACTAACAGGCAAGCGCAAGCTTGTATTACATACGGCACACGCCTAAGGAGGGCATGAGAAATGAAAATGACTAGATACGGGTTAGCACAAACCCTAGAAATGGTGTTTCCCAATTCGTCAGACAAGGACGAGAACGATGCTTGGTATTTTGGGGAAAGTGATGATGGCTATCAAACCGTTGTGTTTAAGATTGAAGAACACAAAAGGCACGATGAGCTAGAACTTTCATATTTTGAAATGGGCTACTTAACAAGCTTCTATTTCCGCGAAGCTTTACCGGCATATGAAAAAGACCCGGCATTTCATGACGGCGAAGATGAAACCTTTTGGATAGGCGTTCAAGTTAATAGCCGAATGTTTGACTTAGCCCTTAGTCAGACAGAACAAGGGAAAGTTTATTGCATGGTTTATGAATGCGATGAGCTAACCGATGCAGAGGGCAACAATTATTGGGCTATGAACTGGTCTAAATGTTGGCACTTAAAGGAGGGAAAATAAGATGGGTAAATACAAAGTGATTGCGACTATTGAGGTGACGGTTGAGGCCGAAGACTTTGAAGAGGCAGAGGCTATTGGTCTTGATGGTTTGTGTTGGTCAAATGCTGATATTGAAGTTTTAGAGGAAGAGGACAAAAGCAATGGCAATACCTAAAGCACAAAAAGACGAGCTTTCGAGTGTATCCCGTTACTTCTGCGCAAGATACAGAGTCGGGATGATGCTAGAATTTTATAAGGAAATCCATGTCTCAGCCGTGGACGCTGAAGAGGCCGCGAAAATAGCAGAGGCACGGGTTAGGGCTAGGCAAAAAAATATGTCAGGAAATGGCTACTCATTAGGAGACATCGAGATAATCGAAACGGAGGAAATCTAATGGACTACAAACGCTATCATGTAACCATAACGGCAAAGGTAACAAAGACTTATGAGGTTGACGCTATGGACGCACAAGAGGCTGAAGAAATTGCTCACGCTATGTTTAGTCCCGAAAAAGACATTGCGAAGGAAAAATATGAGCAAGAAACGCAAACCGTAACCATGGATAAGGGGGATGATTTCTTATGGCTATCGTAATTCATGCTAATGAAATTGATTTCACACAATCAAAAAAGCTTAGGGATAGCTTTAGCTATGAAGCTTTGCAGGCAATCCACAAATACTATGACGACTGGTCAGAGCAAAACAAGGAAGACATTGTTTTTAACCCTGATGAAATCATAAACGCATGGGCAGAGGTGGAAAAAGATGAAATATATTACATCAATCCCGATTTATTCCGCCACTATGGCCTAGCTAGGGATTGCCCGGACAGCATCATTGATTGGCTCGAAGAGGAAACCGCAGTCTACCACCTAAAGCGCGGCACAATTCTATTCAGGAAGGATTTACAAGATGGATAAAAAGAAGCGCAAGACAAAATTCTTTGATTGGGTTTTGATATGGCGAGAAATCATCATTGCAACATCAATCTAATATAAAGCCCAACACACGATTTTTTGCCTTGTCCGGTACAATCACACAAGGCAAGGCTTTAACCGCCCTCAGTGACGCTTAAAACGCCACTATCAGGGCAATAACCGCCAAAGGAGGCACTATTGACGAAGAAACTACCAACAAAAGCAGAAATGCTAGAAGCTTTAGACAAGCTGAACAACCATAAGGAAAATCCAATGACCAATAAACGCCAGAGGATTGACCACCTAGACGAACAGCAAAGAACAGCAATAGTAGAGATAGCGTTAAGGCTCGAAGAACTGTTAGAGGCTTATCGCTCGCTAACTCATCCTGATATGGGGCAAATCGTGGAGCTGGACGATTGCTTAATCAATTTCAGGTATGAGTTTCCACCAACCAATCAGCAAGGGAGGAAAGGCGCATGATGGTAACTATGGCACTCATTAAATTTGTCGGGTTAATCGTTGCCGCTGAAATGGCAGTTAACGCAGGACTACTCTAGTATTACTGCATTACAATGATAAGCATAGCATGGTATTACACTATGCTATGCTTTTATATTTAATAAAGAAAAGTAACAAACATGTATAGTGCATTACTACAATGTGTTACAGCATTACAATGCAGTAATGCCGCGATGCTACAAGGGATTGTATCCAGATTTGTAGAACAGTCAATAATAATTTTTATTAAAAAAAAGAAAGCAATGGTGTTGACACTGTTAATGAGCGGTGTATAAATGCCCTTGTATAGTCCAGTGTTCGGCTTGGCCTATGCTGTTAATGGAAGTGGGAAGGTCAGTGGAGAGAGAGCATGCTCAAAGCTGACCTTTTCCCGTTCTGGATTAGCAAAGGCTTTCCCGTACTAGCATACACCACGCATGAAAAGATATGGTAGCGGTGTAATCTTTCTCAATGTAGTCACTATTGATGCTTGATAGAAAAACAACGCACCTGATGGGTTGCCTATCATACTTGTAGATTAACACTGGCTCTGAACAGACTGCGTTGGCTGCCGCGACAGCTTGTTCCCACCATTCAGGTCTATAACCGCCGCTACTGCCCCTTGTGTTGGCGTAGCGTTTGCACTCTACGACCCAACCCGGAACGCCTATAATGTCGCCCCTGTCCTTCTGACGGTACTGTTCTAGGTCACGCTTGACATCATCAAATCCCAGATGGTCTTTTATCAGGGCTATGACCTCGCGCTCGAACGCTGCCCCCTTCTGTCTTCCGTTGGTCATCGTAATCCCTCCTGTCAATTAAAAGAACCCTACCCATGGCGTTATTCCACCCGGACAGCTTCCTCACTTCCCAACCCTCCGGAACTACATCACCGGACAGGGCAAACTTAATCCTCATCTTCTTCGACATCAAAAGTAAAATCGGGAAATATGTATCCCTCACCCTCACAAACACCGCAGTTAAACTCATGCTTGCCAGTCACCTTGCCAACCTTACCGTCACTTATATACACATCAACAGGAATGTAACCCGTGCCTTCACACTTAGGGCAAGGAATCACATCGTCTGGTGTGAATATAATCATCATTATTTTAGCCAAACTTTTCTGTTGACAATGTTAAATAAATGGTGATTATGGGATTTGAGAGGGAAAAACATGACCAACATACCTGAATACCGTAAAGCTTTAGGTAGCTATCATTGCTCTGCTTCTGGTGCTACCCAAAGCATTGATGAGCATATCCTAAAACTGCTTTTAAGGAAAGAATATAAAATGAACTTTCCGTTTGCCGCTCGACCACGGGCAGGGCAAATAGCGCAGACGATATGCGACCACCACCTTGGCCTTATTGATTACAGTCCTGTTACCGGGCGGCGCGATGGCTTGCCGATGAACGAGGCCATCCGACACGGCATGACTGACTACATGGCTTATATTCCCCGTGATTGGGACGGTGGTAAGGACATGGAAGAGTATCAATACTTCAAAGAGGTGTTGCCTGAGATGGCTAAGATTGCTGTCGAGGGGCTGAATGTTTTCTTTGAGGGGCGCGAGATACAAGGCGAGCATGAACGTTGGCACACTGAGCAGGACTTGGATGTTCCTATCATCCTGTTCACTGATTACTCTGACGGGGAGCGGCAGATTGATTTGAAGTGTAGTTTTCCAACAAGAAATCCACCTAAGAAAGATGGCACAAGAACATGGCGTGACCCAAAGCCAAAAACTGTGCCAACACAACAACAGCTTATGCAACAGGCCGTGTATTGGAAAGCCACGGGTGAGAAGCCAGCTCTTTTGTTTGTCACCCCGGCAGGATACAACATTGTCACTGAAGACGAATGCAGTATGCTCAAGCCTGACGCCTTAGACGACATCTATCAGGATGTTCTGACACGATGGAAGATAATCCAGAATTTACTCCGGGCTGCCAATGGCAGTTGGAATACCCTATTTGGCCTAGTCCAACCGGACTTTGCTCAAATCGCTGCCAGACACGGCAGTGAAATCCTATCAATCGCAAAACAAGCATGGAGGTTATAATGTTTAAGATTGAAAATGACTACCCACTACCAGAACGCAGATACAGCAAGAATTTCCACCTAGCAGGGGAAGTTGTTGAGAAGCTTGAGGTAGACCAGACGGCTATTCTTTATGGGGAACATCGTGATGTCCCTTGTTCGGTGTATCACAACGCCGCAACACGGATTGACCGCAAGATTACTTACCGGGCTATTAAGAACAAGCATGGTAAGAAGACTATTGCCATCCGTAGGATTTACTAAGCATGAGTCAGGAACTCAAGCAAAGGATAGCAGAAGTCCAAGCCCGTATAAATGCTGTCGATGACAATGTTGAGGAGTTGTTATCGAAGACGACACGGGCTGAGGAAGATGCTGTCAAAAGGTGCGAAGAGATGGAGTCTAAGTGTAATGAAGTGTGGCAACACATCGACCATTTCCAGAACCGTCTCAAGCAAGTTGACAGCGACCTCAAAGACATTAAGACCACAGTTATTGTCTTAATGAAACTGCTGAATAACTTCATAGACCATAAGGAGTAATTATGTCTAAGATTATGGACGCAATGAGTTTGGTTTCAGACTTACACAAAACACATGGGATTGTGCAACGGGGTGGCAAGAAATACACCCAAGTTGTGCATCGCATGGAAGCATTCAGGACTGTTTTTGGTCTTGAGTGTGGCGTTGAAACGGAAATACTTGTCGATGATGGACAAAGAGTTGTTGTTAGGGCTATAATACGAAATGTTGACGGCTCTATCGTTGGCTCTGGTATGGCTGAGGAAATCAGAGGCCAAGGCAATGTTAACAAAACATCTGCTTTGGAGAACTGTGAAACCTCTGCCCTTGGTCGCGCTCTAGCAAGCATTGGCTTGTCCGGTGGCGAATATGCAAGTGCAAATGAGATGGAAGCTGTTACGCGAAAGCAGTCTGAGCTGGAACACCAGAATCAGGCGGCGATTCCGGCAAGCGACCCCTCCACGCCTGCTGTTCCTCCCCAAGCAGAGTCGCCGCCTGACCCCACCCCTGAACAACAAGAAAGTCCCAAGACAACACAAGACAGAAAAGACGAAGAGTATTATAAGCACGTTAGTCGTAACCTGTCTGATATGAAGACCTTGGAAGATGTTCGCCTTATGTTTGCTTTGCAAAAGCCACGGGTGCTTGAGATTAAGCAGCGTAATGCTGAACGGGCGCAGTTGTTTCTTAAACTGTTCCAACAACACGAAGCCAGATTAGCTAGTTAGGAGTATTCATAATGGCTACAAGATATGAACAAGTAATGAAGATTAGAGCTTGGATTAACGACAAGGGTGTCGCCAAGTGGGGCAATGGAAAATGGAAGCCTTTCCGCGATGGTGCTGAAGCTGACATCACATTGTCACCGCGCAAGCAATACTCTGTTCGCGTATTCGAGAACGATGACAAAAGCATTGATGTTAACATTAGCGAGGTTATTGAGTACACGGGTGACGATAGCCTGAGTGATGACATCTCGCAGCCGGGCATGAAAAGGGTTGCTGACACATCCGCCGCTAGACAGGCAGCGTCCCTATCATCCCCTTTGTCGCTTGACGATGACGTACCCTTCTAAAGCTACTGAAACTATTTTTGTCATTCCAAGGCCAGATGGATTATTGATTAGTATTGATGGCAAATGTTTCTTAAAAGAAATGACATCAAAACAATTCTTCTATCTGGCTAATGACTGCACCACAGCGGCAATAGCAGTCTTGAGAGTGGAAGAGATGGCGGATGCTATGCAGACGGGAAGCTAACGGAGCTTGTTATGCCTCATTGTGAAAAATGCCACCAACCTATAATCGAGAGGGGGATAAAAATCCCGAACAGGGTGCGTGGTAAGTGGGACTTTATTGACGATATGGAAATCGGCGACAGCGTTCTAACCAAAACTGAAAAGGATTATGACGCTGTTAGACACGCTCTGCGTCACAGAAACATGAAGTCCAGAACTGCTAAACTAAAGGACGGTAATGGATGGAGGGTTTGGCGAATAGAGTGATTGACACCACGAATAATCATAGCTAATGTTGATTATTCATTTCTTCTCCTAAGGGAAGCTTGTGCATAGCTTCCCCACTTTGCCCGGTGGCTTTCTTCTCCTTCGCTGCCGGGCTTTTTTTATCCCTTGCTCTTCGATTTCTTGTAGCTCGCAAGTAAGTTACGGCCTTTTGATACTGCGCTGGCTTTATCTCCACGATGCCCCCATGCTTCAAGTGATAGTTTAAGTCTGGTCTTCTTGCCGTTCTTTACGAGAGGCCCTTTAGCACTTCCCATCCTTACTAGGAAGCTGCCCTTGCGTCTCTTCTTTTCTGGTGTATCCGCTGCGCTCTTGACCGGGGCTTTTAAGTTGCCCTTCTTGCCAGACTTTGTGCGATAAGATGCGCGTCCTTTGGCATTTAGCCCACCCTTGGGGTTTTGCCCTGCTTTGCGTTGCCATGCTGGTGTCCTCGCCATTACTTCCTCTTTTTCTTTGCCTTACGAGCTGTTGATAAAGCGATAGCAATAGCTTGTTTCTGCGGTTTGCCACGTTTCATCTCACCCCGAATGTTTTTAGATATGGACTTCTTGCTGTAACCTTTTACTAGCGGCATCACTTTTTCCTTTTCACTGTCTTTGCTGATTGCTTAAATGCCTTAGCTGTTGGCGCACCTTTAGTTCCGGGCTTCCGCATTTTCTCACCGCTGCCTGCGGCAATGCGTTTGCGTTTAGCGTGAATGTTTGCGTAAAGTCCTTTTGCCATCATATGTAACCATTCTGTTTTAAGTAAAATCCAATAGCTATAATACCACCAAGCATGGCTAAAAACAACGCGACCCCCAAGCCCTGCAAGGCAAGCTGCCGCAGTTCCTCACGCCGTTTTGCTGCCTTTTTTTCAGCCAGCTCCCTAGACTTACGGGCTTCAGCTTGGAATCTTTGCCAATCATTCCATAGTCCAGCCCTGCCAGACCATATCATAATTTCTCTAAGGGATTCCTCTTGCTCGCGTATAGCTTCTAAAGCCATGAACTCTTCTAGGTCAGACCTGTCTTGTCCGGCCTTGTGCTTTCTGGATAACTTCCGTTGAAGCTCTTCCTTAGCAAACACAAAGTCATTGATTTGTTTGCCTGCCGAGGCAAGCTCAATACCGTTGGTTACACATTGCTTGATTACGGCAAACGCAGCGTTGGCTGCACTCAATTCTGCTAACATTAGTACACCTCTACTGAGCCTTTCTTCATATACTTAGGTACGCAATACGCGGTCACGCGGTCGCGTGGGTCAATCCAAGCAGAGTGTGTATAGTTACCGTAACGCCGAGAAACCTCCGAGGCAAAGAAGTTACAGTTAACAATAGACTTAAAATAAAGGTCGTTGCTAATAAGCATTCGGTCTTCCCCCACTCCCAAGTAGACCAGCAAGAGGAAAACGTGCTGCATTATTTCTCCTTCATTTTGGATACCCTGTCTATTAGCTCACTAATTTGTTTCTTGTCTTCCGGGCGTTGTTTGCCCCGGCCTAGGAAATAGGTAATCAACATTGGCAAGCCTATGAACGCAATGGCTAATGCAATCACAAGCTCAAACGCATGATTAAGTAGCGCATCAAAGCCAACAGCTATTGCTTGCCAAGGGTTCTCAATGCTCTCTATTTGCTCAACACTGAGGGCATCATCAGGCTCTGTAAGTATAGCCACAGTCGTGCCAGAAGTCGCAGCAACAGCACCTATGACCATTGGGTTAGGTATTATAGCGGAAGTGACTATGGCTGCCCCTGTCGCAGCCCCCATACTGGTAACTTCATTAAGCTCTAGGTTGCCGCAGCCAGTTAAGAGAGTAGCTAATGTGGCTAAAGTAGCTACTTTTTTCATATACCTTTTCCCTTAACAAAGCATTCGTAAGACCAGTAACCAACATCATGGTCGTAGGATAATTGCTGCATATTCTCGATGGCTTCTTGACGACTAGGGCAATAGTCTGAGTCATAGGGTATAATAACAAATGTCATCTGTTGCGTCAGAATAACAAAGATAACAAGAACCTGACTCACTTTTCCATCAACCTGTGTAGCAAGTCTTCTAAACGACCAAACCTATCCTCGATACGCCCCATCATACTAGACATCTCATCTTTGTGGATGAATGTTTCTCTCGTGGAATTGATGCGTTCTTCCAGACGGTTAATCCTACCGGTCAGTTGATTAATATACCAACTTACACCACCGATTATAATGAATATTAGAACGTCAAGAAGACTGCCCATTTCCATTGCTTATTTCCCATTTATCATAACAATGTCTTTGTCGGTCTTAGATGCCTCTATAAGCAAATCACGATTAAGGTCATTAGCCTTTACCATCTCGTTCCGAAAACTTTCAACCGCCGCACCGGTCTGTCTTGACTGTTGTGCATTTTCAATCAACAGCTTTGGCATCCACGCCATCGAGCAACCCCAATCATCTATTTCCTGACCAGTATTTGAATCAGTTCCTCTGACATGCATGAACCAAGCGCAGTCAAACTTTTTGCAAGCCTCAAAGTTATTCAAGGGGCAGTTGTCTTTTACCTCTAGCTTCATTCTGGTGTAGCCTCTGAAGCCGCAATCTCAGCTTGTTCAGCATCATAAGCCGCTTGCCAAGATGTTTCCACATTAGACCACCAAGAAAGGCTCGATGTTGCAACATCTTCATCATTATGGGTATTGGTTTCGGTTGCTCTGTTACCGTGTTCAATCGTGCAAGTAACACCATCCAATGATTGAACTGCCCTGATGCTTGTTGGCAACCAAGACAAATCAAGGTTTTCATAGAAATGTCCATCTTTGCCAATCTGACCATCATCAAAAATCACTGTCCATTTAGACATACAAGTCTCCTATACTAAATAATACCATCCTGTGGCTATGTATTTGTCACAGGAATAAACTGGATTGCCTCTATGGGTGTGTGTCCAAGACGCTGGGAAAAAACATAGCAATCCTTTTTTAGGCTGAACCTTTACACCATATTCAATAAACTCTGTTTCACCTTCACCCTCTGGAATGTCATTTAAGTACAGTGTCCAAGTCAGATTTCTGGCTGCATCTTCTGGGCCGTGTTCACAGTGCCAAATGTGAAAACCACCCTTTGGCGGTGTTTTTTGTACCTTCATAGCCTGTGACGAACACGGTTGCCTATCAAAGCCCATATATTTTTGGGCATATTTTGGCAAATATTGCCTCAACATATCGTGCATTTCTGCATTTAATGGGTCTTTAATATTGCGAAAATTAAAAGAAAAATCAATTCTATTACTTGAGTTGCCATTTGTTTCTGAGCCAACCATTAAATGACCTTGCGCTTCTGGATTTTTTTCTGCTTCAAGTAACTCTTCAAGTCTTGCAACAACCCTGTCACAAAAATCGTATTGTTCAGTTTGATAACACTCTATAAAGTTTGGCGTTTTCATATTAATCCTTTGACGCAATAATTAAATCAACATACTGGACATTAATTGCAGTAGTGGCTGATGAAAGAGAACCCGAAAAGTTGTGTCCGTGGTTGTGAGAACCACCACCTCCAGTGGCATTAATATGATTGTTAATAGATTGTTGAGTCGTAGTAGACTGTCTTCTCATACGGTCTTGAGCATTATTCCCAGATTGACCAGTTTGTAGTCCGTGGTTATGGCTTGGCATCTGTGCAGTAGAAAGCGTGGTGTCAGAAATGTTACCGCTAACAGAAACAGAACCGCTAACTGCTGGTGTTCCTAGTGCTGTTATAAATGCCGTTGAACCGCCAGACCCAGCCGTACCACTTACAACCCTCAGTGCTTTGTCGTTGTGTGTTGTTTGCTTTGTCCAGCCCGTAGGCGCGGCAGTCTGTTGGAATAGCATTAGTGTACCAGATGAGAACACATCTGCGGCTGGTACGTTGTCTAACGCATCAGCAACAATATCACCGTTAGCATCCACTAAGTTTGCTATGTCTCTTGCTCGTGACATAAATCACTCCTATTAGTAAGGGCTATCACCCAACAACGCTACATCCCAAGCGGCCTTTAGCTCAGTCATGTTGCTTGCGGCATCAATCGCAGAAGCGGCTGGTGCATCACGCAGTGCCTGTTTAGCAGACGCAATGGCAGAGGTGTCTGAGCCAGCCTCAAGAGCCTTCATCAGTTCCACATCCTTCGCATCAAGCAGAGGCTTGCGTACCTCACGCACCTTGTCCTTGAAGATTTCTTTTGCTTTCGTCAGGTCTTCGCTAATCACGTTGCCTGACAGTGACCACGCTCCGCGAAAGTCACGATTGTTTGGAACGGTTGCAGTTGACGCATCAATCTGATTACCGTCCTTGTCCACGATGTATGTTGAAACAGCCATAATATACTCCTAAGCCGCTAAGTTAAGTTCATCAGATATACGCCACGCATTGCGCCACGTTCTTGTTGTTGGTAACTGCTCTTTCTTGCAGATGACCATCTTCGGGCGGTTGCCCTCATCCCAGTTCTGCCAAACAGACTGAGGGATGTCCTTCATAATCAAATACTCAATGGCTTCTTCTTCTGTCATCGCTGGCATTGGCTCAGTCTCATGCAGTAAATAGCCACGAGTATGCTTCTTGAAATCAGGTTGTGCTTCGTCTTTAGCCAACTCGTGATACACCCACACTGGTGGTAGGATGCCGCCTTGTAAAGCGCAAGCCATCCAGTTCGGGTCAGGCACAAGTATCTTGGCGCACTCGTCCACGCTGTCCTCATAGACAACACGATAGTCAGACTGCACACCGTCTAGGTTTTCCTTAGCCCAGCATAGTCGGTCAAACAGGTGAGTACCTTTGAAATCAGGTGTCGTTGTCATTAGGCGAGGTCTCCCTTGATATCATTAGACATCATGTTCATATCTAGTGCGCCACCGTCTTGGTAAAGTCCCTTAATTCTATGTGTTGTTGTAGTGTTTGCATAAGTGCCTATTGGATTAGTTACAAATGCACCATCATTAGCAAGTCTACCAGCAGTACTACTCATGCCATAATTTGCGTTTGCCATTGCATTAGACATTGTTACAGTATAATCACCCGTTCCATTGTCTGTTAGGCTAGAGTTGTTTAGCGAATCACGAACCGCAATAGTTCCAGTCCCATTAAAGTTCACCCAAGCCTTCGCACTACCATCAACAACATAGTTCGTGGCGATTGACCCTGCGGTTGAGTGGGTCAGTGTATCCGCTACAATTGTTCCAGCCATTATGCGAGGTCTCCAATATAGATTTGTTTCATGCGAGTATCATCACGCAGATAGCCATTACTAGACCCTGATGACCCACCGCAACTATAGTACCTGTAACTGCTTGCAGATACTGTGTGGTCATACGCACCACCAGTACCTCGTGTGTAGTCTGTGCCACTATTAGCATTAGATTGAGACACACTATAATTAGCATTGCCCATACTAGAAGTAAATGATACAGTCTTATCGCCAGTAGCATTATCAGTAATAGATGCAAAGTTAAAACTATCATTAAATACTGGTGTAGCTTCGTTCATACTAAACCAAGCCTTCGACAACCCCTGTTGCAAGGACTGAGTAGCCGCACCGCCCTCGCTCGTCACCGTAATAGAGCCAGCAGAGGTCTTGCCTGTGAGATTGTCAACTAGAATGGTACTCATGCTAGGTCTCCGCTTAGATGCAATCCGTTTCTATCATTGTCATAATAAGTGCCGCCATTGTGTCTGGTTTTGAAAGAATAGGTTGTTGTAGTGTGGGTGCGTCTAGCATCAATAAAAAATTCACCGCTAACGTTAGTAGGTGAACTAATATTAGAGCCACTTACAACATAATCACTGTTAACCATAGCATTTGTCATTGTGCTGGCGTGGTCGCCTGTGCCGTTGTCTGTAATAGAAGCGGTGTTAAAGCTGTCATTAATTGTTGTGCCAGCATCCATATTTACCCAATGTTTAGTCGCACTCTGATTAGTCAGCGTGACTGCACCGCCCGATGTGTTCTGAATTGTATCTGCTCGTAATGTACTCATGCTATCACCAATGTTCCACCAGATGTAACCGTAACTGTTACCCCAGTTGCTAGTGTTAGTGGGCCAGCGCAAAGCGCATTTTCATCGCCATCAATCGTGACGCTGGTGTCTAATTGTTTCTGATGCACCCTGAAGATGTCACCACCGCCAGCATTAACCTCACCATTCTCACCCTTGTAAGTACCGCCGCCAGCAGATACCCCAGTTAGCCCAGAGCCGTCACCGCTAAATGCTGTGGCTGTTACTGTGCCGTTAACATCTAGGGCAGTGCTAGGCGTTTTGCCAATGCCAACGTTGCCACTACTGTCGATGCGCATACGTTCTGTAGTGCCTGTGTCAAAAGCTATGTGGTCAATTCCACGAATTGTTAATTCGTCTCCAGTTGTAAGCATACCGTGTGAAGCTGAAACACCGCCTGTAGTGTTGCTATCTATAAGATAAATACTAGCAACGCTGTCTTCGCTTTGAAAAAGTGCAGTGCTATTTACAGTACCACTGTTGACGTGAAAGGTGGTTGACGGCGAACTCGTCCCAATGCCCACGTTGCCGCCAAGAAACTCGTGGTTACCAGTGCTATCTATGTAATACGCTGTCGTAGCGTTTGCGCTGTCATAGATGCTAAAACCTTCATTGCTAACGCCTACTTTTCCAGCAACAATTTTGTAGTCAGTGCTAGTTGCCGCAGATGTGTTTTCAATAACGATTTGTGCGTTTGAAGCGGCAGTGTTTTGAACAGTCAGCCCATCAGCCGTCACAGTGCCAGTGACAGTAATGTCATTACCAAAAGTACCGCCATTAGTAGCAGACACCATATCCGCAGTAGTGAAGGATTTGAACGCAACCACATTAAGCTCGTCATTCAGAGCCGCACCAGTGCCAAGAACAATGCTTGTGCCGCTTGTTGCTGTGTAATCGTCAGGGTCAAGAACAACACCGTTAAGAGTTACGATGATGTTGTCAATGGTGTAGCTGAGTGTATTAGCGTTGTCGTCAGAACCAGAGAATGTCGTCTGACCTGAGGTTGCTGTGTACTCATACATTAGCAGTGAAGCACCGCCAGCCGATGAAGCCGCAATCCAGCTACCACCGTCATACACACGCATCTCATTAGCTGTGGTATTAAAGTACAAATCGCCTTGGGTTAATGGGTCGCCATCATTGTCCACCGTTGGGTCACTTGCTTTTGCGCCAAGGTAAGTGTCATCAAAGTTGTCGAAGGCTGATGCCGCACTAGCCGCACTAGCCGCCGCCGCTACCTGAGAAGCCGCCGCAGCAGTAGCGGATGATGCCGCATTAGTCTCGCTTGTCGAGGCATTAGAGGCAGATGTCGCCGCATTTGACGCAGATGTCGAGGCGTTGCTCTCGCTAGTTGCCGCATTAGTTTCACTAGTTGCAGCATTACTTGCGCTAGTCGCGGCGTTGGTCTCGCTTGTTGCCGCAGCGGATTCAGATGCAGCCGCAGCCGTAGCTGATGAAGCAGCCGCTGTTGCACTAGAAGCCGATGCCGTGGCTGATGTTGCACTAGCCGATGCTGATGTGGCAGCGTTTGTCTCGGATGTTGCGGCATTTGTTTCTGCTGTTTCAGCCGCTGCCTGTGCTGCCTCGGCTGCCGCTTGAGCAGTTTCAGCATTGGTTTCTGCTGTCTCCGCATTTGTCTCAGCCGTTTCAGCGTTAGCCTGTGCGGTTTCAGCCGCTGCTTGAGCAGCCTCTGCCGCTGTCTGTGCAGTCTCGGCGTCTGTTGCGCTAGATGCCGCTGCTGCCGCTGATGTAGCCGCAGCAACCGCATCAATAAGTAACTGCCAGTAAGTCGTGTTAGTTAGCAATGTCCCTGCTGGGCTATTTTGTGTCGCAATATAGACATTGCCTAGCTGTGCTGCGGTGGTGGACTTAACAATGTCTCGCGCACTATACGCAGATGTTGTTGTGGTAGTATCCGTGCCTTTGTATGTGCCAATCTCTTGGGTAACAGAGAAGTCACCGTTAGCATCGAAGGCAAATACTTTGTTAGCACGGTCACTAGGGCCAATGGTAAATTCGGATGTGCTAATAGTGTTTGTGCGAGACACTTTAATCGCACGGTCTAGCTCTTCCTGTTGGTCTTGAACCATCAAGGTTAGTCTATCTAAAGCATCTTCGTGACTAGCAGCAGGGAATGGGTCGTTAGGAGTGTAGTCAGTAGTTTGTGTCTGTACGGTTGCCCGGATAAGAACAACGGTGATTCCGCTTGCAGGGGCAGTTACAAAAGTAATGTTTCCGCCACCAGCATCGCCAACGCCTGACACGCTGTAATGTGTGCCTTTAGTCTGGACAGTTTCACCGCCAGTAGCATCAGTACGGAGGATAACAATGATGTCATCGTCATCAAAGATTTTGAACGTGTAAGCAAAGACGGTGGTTGAACCATCGCCATTATAGCTATTCTTTGTGTTGGTGCTACTAACTGTCATACCAGACTCCTTGGTGGTATTTTACCCTAAAAAGATACAAATTAAAACCTTATAGCGTTTTGGCTAGGTGGTAAAAAGTATGTTTGCCCTGTGTTTTTCTTGAGATTGCGTTCCATCTTGGACATGAATCCGGGACTTATTTGCTCACTTAAACCGTATAAGAACAAATACTGCATAGCTGTATCAGTGTAGAATAGATTGGGTATTAATCCTCTAGCACCATCAAATGCTTTCTTGCCAGTGCCTTCAAAATCCCCCCTAACAAGACTTGAGAAAATGGCAGCAACTTCACTAGCTGTACCAAATCCCGGCCCTGCAAGAGTTTCTGTTAAAGATTTGCCGTATCTGTTGTATTCATTGAATAAGAAATCACCCAATATTCCAGCTCCTCCACCACTTACAAATGCTCGGCTCAATGTTTTGATGTTTAGGAATGTGTCCTCACTAAACACTTCCATCGGTGTCTTGCCGCGCAGAATGTCTTTAATTGATGTTGAAACATAACCCATCACAGTCATACCAACCATGAGTTGCGCAACACCAACATAGCCTGATTTGCCAGCAGCTTGCCTTGCGTAATATGTTCTACCCATACCCTTTGTCATAAAAGTAACAGGGAATGATTTGAATTGTGTGAACATCCGGATTGCCTCACCCATAACAGTACCTCTTGGATGCCCTTGGTTAAGCAAAGAACGCTCTCTTGCGCCGGGGGTCGGGATAGCTGCGTCTGCGCTGTCAGTAAAGTATGTTGAGATTCTTGTGCGTAAATCGTCTCTTACATCCTGCCGAATGTCGTCAGTAATGTCTAGCGTGCCTAGGGAATCACGGATATAAGCGTCTAATCTTTCAACAGGGATGTCATCAACAACCGCAGGAACGGCATACCTTCTGCCATCCGCTGCTTTCATGTCTATACCACGGATTAGCTTTAATTCAGCTTCGCCAATGTTATAGAATTTCAAAATATTTTGCACCTCAATAGGAATGTTTGAGAAGCTTTTGGTAGAGTGTACAGCTAAATCAGCGGAAAGCATACGGGCAACGCCAGTCTTCATTGCGTTGTTCCAATAGTACATACCATTGAGCTTAAAGAAAGTTTGCTGCGCTTTGGACATCATACCGGGCAACGGGTCATCCGCACCAAATCTTGCGTGTACATCTCCAATAACAGCCTCAGCACCAATATCTAGCATATAAGATAACTCTTTTTGCTGTTCGTTTGGAAACAACTTAAATACATCACCAAGAGACTTAGCGTAAGACTCAAAGAAACCCCGACCTGTATTTGTTTGGATGAAGTTCGCTTTAGTAACAACATCACCAAATGATGTTATAACTGAATACCCTAGCTTTGTTATGTTCTGCAAAGCTCTAAACATTGCGCCGATTGCGCCCCAATCCAAACCTAATGCCCTAGCTTCTGAAGCCCCAATGTTTCTAGTAGAGCCATCAACTTCAGCAAATTGCCTGCGAATAACCTTCTCTTTAACCTTAGTCATGTTTAGGTCTTGGCCTTGACGCGCCCTCAAATCGTCAAGAACCCTATCAAGCATAGCCGCTGGGTTTGTGCCAAAAGTTTCCATTAAAGACAAAGCCTGTGCGTCATGCGCAAATCCGTCAAGGATGGATTGAACAAGGTTTTTGTTAGAGTACATAGTCGCGTATTTATGCGCTGACTTACCGTCCTTGAAATGAAGCACACGTTCGGAGCTTAACTTCTTAGCTAAGTTAGCTGGGCCTTTAAACCCTAAGATAGGGTCGCTCTTGCCAGCAACATCTCGCGGCCTGTCAGTCTTTTGGTGTATGCCAGTAACCAAAGCATTATGTATCTCGCTAAGAAACTTACGGCGTTCCGCTGATGTTTCCATGTCTTTGAATGTGGCTTCTTCATCTAGCAAAGGAAGTATGTCGGCAATCCATTTTTCCGCGCCAGCATCCATTATGCGTGATGGATTATGCACCTGTCTTGTGACATAGTTTGGTATTTCGTTTATGTATGAACCAGCCCTATTCTTTCTACGCAACAATCTTTTCTGCGCCTTACGAATGGCCTCAGCTATTCCCTGCGCTTCTTTATTGTTTGTTGAGCCTATGCCATCAAACAACTCACGGTAGATAAGCTCGTCAAGTTGGCCTGACCTGAATACACCAACCAGACCCTTCTTCTGCAAATCAGCAAGTAATCCACCAGCCGAGCTAAGATTTATTGCGTGTTGTCTAGCCCCAACACTGTTGCCGCGCCCTTCTTTAGCCACATCAAGAGTACCAACAAGCAATTCCTGAAGAGCTTTGCCGGGGTCATTAGGATACTTGTCCATCAAGGACTTTAGTTGCGCATAGCGTGTAGCGTTGATTAGCTTACTTCTGCGCTGGATTTTGGCTTTCTTGCGAGCATTCAAAGCAATTTCTTGAGCCTTAGCTTTTAGCGCATCAACTTGTGACTCACTAGTTATTTTATTGCCAGTTTTGACATACTCTTTGTAAAGAGAGTCTAGGATTTCCATAGCCTCTTCATCAAGCAGCTCACCGCCTGCTGTCCGAGAAGCATTCTTAATAACGTCTAAACACTGTTGCATTATACTTTACCAATCAAACATTGCGCGGCTGCTGCCGTTGCTTCGTCATAGCTTTGCGCTTTTCTTTCAAGTTCTGCCGCTGCTGTAACCTCATCAAGAATGTCTCTTGGGATAACTCCGGGTTCAACACTAGCTAACTGCGCTTCAAGCTGCTCAATCTCTTTGTCTATGGCTAAAGTTTCTTCATCGAATAAAGCATCTACTTTGTCCATTTCCTCCAGCTCATCAGCAAAGTCCTCAAGCTCAGGATATTCATCCGGCGCTTCATGCAATCTTTGCTGTAAGTCTGCAAACTCTTGTTCTGTCAGCCCATCAGGAATGTCAACTGGAACACGGTCGCCAGCTTCCTGAAGTTCCGCCTGTTCTTGTAGTATGGCGTTTATTTCAGCATCTGTGCGCCCTGTTGGGTCAATACCGTTGCGCGACAATTCCTCAAGCATGGCTTCAGCATTCTCAAACTCAGTCACCTTGTCGGCATCCATTTGAGAGTGCTTTTTTACACCCTGCCTCTTTTCACTTGAGATGTCGTCAAGTAATTGTGAAATAGTTGGACGCTCTGTGTAAAACCCTGCTTCAGTTAAAAGCTCTGCTAATTCATCCAGAGTTTTACCGCCTGCTAGTTTCTTTTTAGAGATGCGTTTTTGTCCGGGCTTCTTTTCTACCGCGCCACGTTCCTTATTAACAAGGCTTCTATCCTTGTCAAAGATTTGAATAATGTCACCAATGTTTTTCTCTTGAGTCCATACGCCACCATTTCTGCGTATAAATTGAAGCAAAGTCTCTGGCGGATTGTTTAGTATTTTCAAAGAGTTGGGTAAGCCAAATGCAACTTCGGTAACTTCCCCGGTAACTTTGTTCTTAACTTTGCGCGTCTTTTGTGGCGACAACATGGAGAAGCCGCGTCTAGGCGGAGCTGCCGGGCCTAGGCTATCAACTGTTTCGCGTAAGTTAGGGTCTGCTTTTAATGCTGGCTCTATATCTACTTGTCGGCCTTCAGCTAACTGCCCAACTGCCGTCCGTAAAAAGACTTCTCTATGCTTTGCGTTGCTTCTCTTAATCGCATCCGCAATAGCACCGCCACCAGCCTGCAAGCCAGCACCTAAAACGCCACCAATGGCTACGTTCATAAGGCTGTCAAAGAGAGTGTAGTTCGGGTCTTGCTCATATTTGGCTGCGCCGTAGACTAAAGGTTCTACCACTGCCGCACCAATACTACCTTCAACGCCGCCCCGTAATAGTCTCGCTTTTGTTGTGCCTGACTTTGCACCCAACTGCGCCCATCTAGCTTGGCCTACATACGGAATAAATGAAACACCAACATTGATAGGGTCTAACATACTGCCAATAAGCGACACGCCAAACTGCGCCGTGCCAGTAAAAAAGCCTCCCTGCGAACGATTAAGCACGCTCTGCCGCCGCATACGGTTGTCGTATCTTTCGGCAAGAATTAGGGCTGCGCCTTCGTATATTCCGTCACTTGGGACTTCTATTCCCTCACGATAGAATTGGCTTTCCTTGTATTCTTCTGGGGTTAACTTCTTGTATTTATTGCTAAAGTTATATAACTCAACTGTCCTGCCTAATGCAGACATTGGGTTTTCGTACAGCGTTTGCTCGAATGTAGCGCCAAGAACATCAAGCGTGCCAACCTTGTCTTCGTTAAAGTAATTGTTGGCTAGTGCCGCATCATAGCGTTGTGGTTCAGTAAATATAGCCATTAGTCTGGGAAATACTCTTCTATAAATCCTGTGATATCTTGCGTTGGGTAAGGTGGAATTGCTCCACCCTGCATATTTTGCAACACCTTCAAATCTCTCACCAAGGTTTGTTTAGCGTTCACGCCATTAGCTACTGTCATTCTTCCTTCACGAACATCCAAATCAATCTTGTTTATTTGCATATTAATATCAATGATGTCTTGTGCAGCCTGCGCCTCAAGCCTTTTCTCGGCCTTCCGAACATCAAGGGCATCTTGGAAGTTAAACTCAAATCTAGTTCCGCCATCAACTTCGTCACCAAACGCATTCCTGTTAAACATCACTTCGTTGTCATATTTGTCTACAAGAATCACTCCGGTGTCATCCGTGTTAGTTCTCCATCCGCCATCATCTACAATCATCTGAGCGTACAGTCTGGCAGCCTCTTCTCTTGTCCCGGCATAGCCAAAATTAGACGGTGGGATGTGTAGTCTTTCTGCGATAAAGTCTACCGTTAAACGCTGGTTCAAAACTTCCATTGCAATATCAGAGCCAGTTTTACTGCCATCGCGGTCAGCAACTTGGATACGTCTAGGAATGCGAACAACTTTGCCGTTTTGCTCTACAAAATCATACGACTTCAATATAATAGACGCCGCTTCTTCAGCCGCCGCAGACGGGGACATATCATTTAGCGCAACTTTAACTTTGGCTAATTTAACAATGGCATCCCTAATGCCTAACATCGAGTTAACTCTTGAGTCTGTTGCGCTTCTGCTTAGGATTCCGTTAATAGATTCACTACCAATATAAGATGCAAAAAAATCTTTCATCTCATCTGTAACGCTATTGTTAATTTCGGATTTTTCTTCTCGCGCTAAATCAAGACTATTCTCATCAATGCCCTCAGCATTTAGAACGTCTAATGCGCTTGAACCACCAACGTGCATAGCAACATTCATTGCGGATGTTATTAATCCATCATTAATTCCGTTAGTCATAGCAAGATTATAAATATCCAGCGTTTCGCCATTCTCAAAGGTAACGGTTTCACCTTGAAACTGAGACATGAACTCTTGGGTAGCCTGCAATCTTTGTGCAGCATCAAGGTCAGGAAGAGTTTCTTTAAGAGTCTTGGCTTCTGTATTTGTGTAGGGCTTCATCTGGAACAACGGGATGCCCATTTGATTTTGCATCTTTATAATTTCAGAACGAGTTGGAGCTTGCCCATTATTAAGCATCTTGTAGGTGTCAACTACATATCCGCCAATATCCTCAGCCTTTGCCGCTACTTGACCATCAACAACCTTATTGAAAGAATCACGCCTTAAAACTGCCATGTCTGCGCCAACACCAGTGCGTAACGCTTCATCCGCCTCATCAGACAACTTCTTTCTATATGCAGCTATTTCTTGAGGAGAAGCAAAGGCCAGAGTTAACGCCGCGTCTAATTGTGTTTGTGCAGCCTCTAACTTGTTTCGCAGGGTTTGAGCTTGGGTTGGCTTGCCAAGCATATCTAATCTATCTGCGGCAACCATTCCGTCTTGCATATATTTACCAGAATTACCTATATCCAGAATCATAGAAGCAATAGCGTTATCACCCATAGTGATAGCTTTAACGGACTCTGATGTTTCTAATTTGTTTATATACGATTCAAGTGGGGCAGCTAACTTTGCTCTCTCCTCAAGTGTCATAGTTTCATAACGAGATGTTGAGCCAAGCCTGATAGCATCATAGAGGGCAACAACATCATCGTATGACTTATTGTCTAAGATTATAAGCTGGTTAATACGCTCGGCTTCTGCAAAAAGAACTAAGTCTTCTTTGGTTGCCGACATTGGCAGTCCAATTTCTTGAGCTTGCCTAACGACCTCAAGCATATCTTCCATAATGATGTCTTGCTTTGACAAACCGGGGCCAACAGTTTGCCCCTCAGCGTCAGACCAATCCCTAAACAACGAAATTAATCTGTCTTCGTAAAGTTTGGAGTCATCTTCTATCTGTCTAGTAAATGCGTTCTTCCTGCCGTCAGCTACACGGTAATCTACTCTGGCAGTTAACTGAGACTTTAGTTTAGCTTTGACAGAACTAGGTAAGTTTTTGATGCCATCAATTTTGTTTAGCTCTTTTTGAAAGTAGCCACTTGCCTTGCTATCAAATTCAGTCAAGGTTCTGCTAACATCACTAGTGACAAATTCCATAGCCATGTTGTCTATGGTTTGATTGTATTGTTGCTCGAACCTATTTAACTCTACTTCCTGCCTTTTCTTCTCAAAAGCACTAGCAACCTCAGAAACTTTTCCAAGAACATCTTGAGCGGTTTCAAACGGAGTAAGCGCAGCTTGCTCGAACACGCCTGATTGCAAGCGCGGAGCTAACTGGCCTGCCGACATTTCTACTGTTGGGCCTAACCCTCTGTTATAAATAGGTATTTGAGGCATAGTTTATCCTATCCCGTAGTCAGAAAATGATGTGTATCCAAGGTTAACTGATGTGCCTGCCGCGCCAGTAACCCCACCAAGAAGAGAACCTACGGCAGCAGTCCTATACGATGCTGAACGTACAGCACCCTCTATTCTGGCTTGTTCCGCCTCCGCTGCTTTTCTAGCTTGTTCAACACTGGATGCGTATTGAATAAACGCCGCGTCCTTTTCAATCCCGTATTTAATGTCAGCTAGGGCTTTGAATGTGCTTCCTGTAATTTGAACGCCAGACTTTGCAGCAGAAGTAACAGCCGTTCCGTACAGACGCCGACCATTATCTCTAACCCTAGCTTCACTCTCACGCTTCTGACGAGCAAGAAGAATGCCTTCGTTCTCAATAACCTGAGCATTGTATTCGTTAATCTGTTGAGCTTGCTTGGCTGCGGCTCGGTTGCCCTTGAACCCGGCAACACCACCAAGAACCTGACTGCCAACAGCTACGGCGGTAAAAGGTTCCATTATGCTACCCTCGCTACTCTAAAATAGTCTTCACCGTTAACACCATACTTACTCATAATGCCTTCATCCTTAAAGCCTAACCATGAAGCAAACCTAAGACTAACCTCATCGTCAACGTGTATCGTAGCCTGAACTCTGCGCAAGTTGTTAGCTTCAATTATATCATCAAACATCCGTTTTGTATAACGAGCAAAAACAAGGCCATTGCCCCGTAACTTAGGTGATACAAGAGTCCAAGCCTCTCCCACGCCTTCCCACATCATATGGATACCGCCCGTAGCCAATACCGTTTCTCCGTCTATAAGAGTGCTGCCTAAAGTAGTTTGGCCTTCAACCAGCAATCGCCTATCAAATTCATAACCAACATCAATGTCATATACATCCTGTTTGACGTAACCCCTCAACTTATACATCAAATGTGTTAGACCTCCTCATAATAGCAAGCACAGACATAGGTAATGGCTGCGACTGTCTTACATACACACGGGCATCATTATCATAACCCGATGGGAAAACAATCTCTTTGTCACCAGTGAACATAGGCACAGCCTCATCCATTGCCATGCTTGAGTCCCGGAAAGGCAGGCGGTCAAGGTTGTTGACGTCAGGCCCAAGTTCTGCGCCAACAGTGTTTAAGAAGCGCACAGTGACACCGTGTATTCTTTTTATCTTGCCCTGAGATATACCATCATCAGCACCACCTTCTAGTCGCAGGGTTTCAATAATTGAATTGTAGCTATACCCAACGTGGACAGTAGATGATGACCTATCTAGCGTTATAATGCCCCCTGAAACGGTCTTATCTGCGTGTGCAGCGCCATCAGCAAGAATCTGCACCGTTTCACCCTCTAAGTGGTCAAGGCCGCTGATGGTCGTTGTAGGGCTTCCTGAGTATGTTAAGCCACTATCAAGGTAAAAGGCATCTGCTACGTTTGTGCCAAAGTAAATTGGCTTCATATAAACAATGTGCCGGACAGTAGAGCCGTTAATTATTCTTTTAACAGACATATAAACTTGGTCTTCTGCACCGCTTGGAATACTGGCAATACTCTCTACTTCTGCCACACCCCCTAATGCGTGACTATGCCATGCTACTGTTTGGTTTGCTGGGTCATAGGAAAGCCCAATTAAAACACCATCAGAGCGAACAAACCAGAGAATAAGCTCAGGTTCTTGTTGCCAAGTCATGTCGATTAATCCACCCTTGGCTAGGTGTTCCGCAAGAACAGTAAGGTCGCGCCCAACAAGGCCATCAGTGTCTAAGCTAAACTGAACTTCTTTTACTTTTTCGCCACCCTTCTGGATTAAGATTGTGGTAGAGCCTGCTCGCAAAGGTCTAACATCCCCAGACCCAAATGTAGTTTCACGCAACACGTTAACATTTGTGGGACTTACTGGCGTAGAACCTGTTCCACCTGACAGGGTGAACTCTGAGCTTGTCGTCAAGATTTGCAAGAACCGCGCTGGCAACAGATGCTTAATAACATTTACTTTGTCCGAAGCAATCGTAATATTAACTGCATCATCGTCTAAAATGCCGGGGGTGTGGTTCTCAAAGTCAGCAGATACAGAACCAAAAATAGTTTGTGGCTGCCCTACCGTGCCAGCAAAATACAAACGCTGTTCGTAAAAACCTACTGCCCGTGGAAAACCTTGGTCGCCACCAAAAGCACCTAATGACCAACGTGTTGTTGCGTTAGCTGCACCAATAATATGGTCTGGCAAAACGGATACACCTTTGTCATCTTCCTGCACAACAGCAGTAACCGTGGTTGAGTTGGTAAATGCAGTAATCTTCACATAGCCTGTGTCATCATGCTTGTATTCCCAATCAATAGCACCGTATGTTTCTATGCCAGACAGATGCACGGGAGGTGTGTTGCCTGATGTTTGGGTTGAGCCTGTCACTTGTTCATACACATGACCATCATAACGGACACTTTCGCCATCAGCATAGCTTGTGCTGGCTGCCCATTGGTCATGCTCAATCTCAAGGATTTCTCTGAAGCGGATATAGCGTCCTACGTCATCACTAGTAAATAATGCTGCTGAAGCAGTGATAGTTACCGTGCCAGTCGATGCTGATGCGTACAATGTTGTGGATGTAGCGTTCTCATCTAAATATGGCCCGTCAACAAAATCAATGTCGGACAAGGTAAAACTGCTTGCAGTTAATCGCGTTAACTTTGCTGGCTGATGGTCTTTATGCGCTAAGTACAGAACATCCGCTGATTGAGTGTAATTTAACTCAAATATCTCAGTCACTGAATACGGTGTTGCCACCTCAACGGGAGAGCCACCAGACAAAAGCAAGCCACCATCTACATAAAAGCGCATATAGTTTGCGCCAAGCTCGATAATGTAAGCTTGCTCGTCACTAAACTCAAAAGGTATTAAGCGTACCTTACCGCCGCTCTTTGATGAGCCTGCATAATATGTGCCGGGTCTGCGAGTAACACCGCCCTGTGGGAAGACAAGCATATTGCTAATCTGTTGTGCAGCGCCGTTATACTTCTGTAAATCTATGCGTCCTTCTAGGCGCGGAGAGAACTCGCCAGCTTGGAAGTTGGTGACAATAGTTGATACGCGAGCCATATTAGAACCTTATATTTACAAAGTCGTCAGCAATCATCTTTTCCGGCATACCTTCCATGGCATCAATAGACCGTGCTTCGCGTAACCTTTCCTTAAACATCGTTTGCATAGTCTGCATAACGGTAGTGCTTCCGGTAATTGCATAAGCAGTGTCAGCAGCTAAACCGTGCGCAATGCTACTGCGCAGCAAAGAGTCATATTGTTCGGTGTCAGTTATTCTGGCTAGATAGGTAATCTTGCAAGTAGCTTCATTAGTTAAAATCTTACGGCCTTCAATCTTGAACATAACCCGTGAGTCATAAGCAGCAATCTCGCTATCAACATTGCTATCCCAAAACGACAGCACTCTCTCACAATACGGGTCTGTTGGTAATGTATATTGATAACTAAACCCAAAAGCAGGAGTGGCAGTGTCTTGCGGAAGCGATGTTCTGCGGATGCAAGTGTTCCAAGGATGGGAGCGAATAATAGTATCCCGTACTGTCTCGAACCGTCTGTTGCAGAGGCGAGCTTCTTTTGAGTTTTCAGTTAAAGATGCAATGGTAGCAGCGCCAAGCAAATCCATTGCCTCGTTACAAATATCAACTACTGATGCCATTACTTTACCAATCTTTCTACCATGACTAATGCGCCTTGGCTTAAATTACTATCACCGCCAGCCACAACCTTGCCGGACTTTTTTGCCTCATCAACAAGCTTAATAAGCTTTTCCGTAGGCAGTATTATAACAGTTTCCTCGTCAAGTACAAAACACCAGAAATCAGCTTCTGTCGTTGATATGCCTGACGGCTTGCCTCTACAAAAAAACTCCACAAACACTCTACCAGTTTGTGAAGCCTTGAAGTCGCGTTTTATCTCCAATTTCTTGGACTCTAATACATCAGCCAACCATTTCTCTTGAAGCTGACCAACTTTCAAATCGTATCTAAAGTCACTGTTGTATTTCACACAACCCCCTAAAAAGAAGGGGCGGCGAACCGCCCCTACTCTACTTAGTCAGGAGACTCATCGCAGTCAATCTGGACTACTTTGGCCTCTTCCATGCGAACTGCGCCGATAGACATGCAGTAGTACACTTGGGTAGCGTAGCTCTTGTCTGCACGTTCATCAATGCGAGCTGAGATGTCTTTGCCCAATCCAAGGGTAACGCCATCTTCTGCCCATGCAAAACAGTTGCGAACATCGTCTGTCTCAGAACCATCGCTGGTTGTTAGACGGTTGGTCATGATGAACTTGAAGCCCATGAAGGTATCCAGCTCACCCTGAACAAGCGCTTTGACAGAGTTGAAGTCACTTGAAGTTACGTTGGTGTCAGCAAGCAAAGCCTGAATCTGGCTTGGGCCGACAGCAATATAACGCTGAAGTGATGGGTCAACATCACCTGAATCAAGCATATACTTCGCTTCGCGCAGTTTTGCGAGGGTCAGGTTGGTATTGCCATTAGCAATGCTGTTGGTGATTGTAGCAGAACCTGAACCAGTTTCGCCTGTTGCAGCAGTGCCGAGAGCAGCGGCGATGATAACATCATCCATTGCACGACCCATAGCAGCAGCAGCAGCGCGAGCATAGGTTGAGGTTGGGTCAATGAGCATACGAATCTTGTCTTGGTCATCAATCAAGTCAGCATACTCATAGTCTGCCAAAGTTAGACGTCTCCGTGAATGTGGAGTGTCAATCTGTGGTGTATCGGCATGACGAGTTGTACGAGCCTGAGCCGTAGCCACACCAATCTGGTCGATAAATGCGTTTTTGCCAACAACATTCTCAATGCGAACCGCATCACGCAGACGAGAACCCATCTGCTGTGATAGCATCTGCACATTAGCAGAATACTGTTGGACAAACGCGGTAGTTACTTGTGTAGACATAATAAACCTCTTGTTCTACTAAGTTGCGATTGTCATTTGCGATGCGCTACCCTTACGGACGCTTCTGGGATTTTTAGCCCCCCTGTGGCTATCGTCTTTCCGATTGTCAACAGGACGACTTTCATCGCTACCCTGCATGACCCACTCATAGTATTTATCTGCGAGTGAAGCCGGATTTAATACGTCTCGCATAGAACCAAATTCTATGGCAAGACGCAAACAGTCTAGGCGTGTCTGGATTTTATCAAGCTCATCCATGAACCATGCCCATCAATTCTTGCATCCGCTGGATTGCCTGTTGGCGTCCAACAACATTCTTTCTGTCCCAATATGCGTGTGACTTGTCATTCATAATGGCATCAATCTCATTTTGAGCTGCTTGCCTACTTAGAGTGCGAGCCATTGGCGCATCCGCAACAGTGTCTTCAGTTGTCATATTATGACGAAAATCCGCCATTTTTGCAAATGCTTTGATAAAATCTGGATGGTTGCCGACCTTAGTGCCGTCAGCCAAACGCATATCCAGCATCTCTAAAGAGCCAAAGGATTCGACAACTTCCTTCGCCATGGAAAGCTTGTTGCTAAAATTATCGCCCCATTCTTTCTTTAGAGACAACTCAGTATCTTGCATAACTTGTGCATCTCGCTCTTCCATGCCGGATTCACTTTGTGACGCAAGTGATTGATAATACTCAAGAATACCGCTTGCCTGCTGTGGACTTAGCCGTAGCTTATGAGCCATGTCAGAGTATTCTTTAGCAATATCCTCTGTAATGATGTTGCCATCAGCCTTAATCTCATAGCCATCAGATGTTTCTGGGCGACCAAGCCGAGAGTAAATTCGGTCTAAGTCTTCATCTGTTGGGTTAACTGGCAATGGAATCTTATCCGCGCCAATAAGTTTTTGTGCGTTAACGTAAGACCTAGCTAAGTTTTCAACATCCTTGATTGGGGATAGGCTAGGGTGGTCACGCAATTCTTCTGGAATCATTCCTAGAAAATCGTTACCAGACCCGCCTTGCGCCACTTCCGCTGGTGTTTCCATCAGCGTAGTTTCAGGCTGGGCTACCTGTTCGACATTTTCTTCTGACATAGTTACTCCTCTGTCATCATGTTGTAGATGTGGAGGATAACCGCTCGCTTACCCTCCTCGAAAGCTGTGGCATTAGCATCGCCAGCCACATAACTTAAAGCCCTCCAATTACAACGGGCCTCAAGGTCTTTTAGAACCTTCTTGGAAACATCAGTCCCAAAGGTTTGCTTATACATATCCCTAAGCTGCGTTAATTCTTTCACTGATTACCTCCAACCATACGAACCGCCTGCGCTGCTTGCGCAGTTGTGTAGACATCTTCTTGCTCACGCTGGCGCTCCATCTGTTCTTGTTGCGCAGCTTCACGCTGTTCACGCATCTCAGCAATCTCTGCCATTGAGCGCATTGTTGTCTTAGGCACACCTAACGCATCGGTGACATGGCGCACTAACCCGTCAGGGTCAATGTGGTCGCCAACAGGTAAAGCTTCAGACAGAGGCATGAGTATCTCAAGAGCCTTCATTGTGTTGTTCAGGCTAGTTGCCTTTTGAGCCTTAGCAAGAGGTGATACATATTCAATATCCACATTGCGCCCCTGCAATACTTCAGGTGCTGGCGCAAGCATATTGGCACGAAGCATCAATGAGAAGATACGGTCAATTAGAGGCCGCAGCATCTCATTCATCAATCTTCCCAGCACAGGGCCAATAACCCTCATCCGCTCTTCCTGCCTTTGCATGACTTCAGTAGCCGTCATGCTTGGTGAGCCAGAGGAAAGAATCTGGTCAACATAGAACGCAGAACGAATAGCTGAACGTCGCTGCTCTTCCATGTTCAACCCAATAGGAATGTTTGCACCAGTGTTCAACGGAGTAATTGTTTCCCTTGAGCCAGACCGGAAGAAATTTAGACCGCCGGGTTGTGTTCTAATTGGCAAAAGAAAGCCGTCATCAGGAACTAACAAAGGTGGGTCAATCTGCTTTTGTGCGGCCTGAATGATTGTTTTGGACATCAGATTTAACATCTTAACGTCAGGCAGCGCAGTCATTGCCGGGCTTCTTCCCATAACTTCGCCAGTAGCTTTTAAGAACCGTGGCACGACATACGGCAATTCTTCAAAGCCGCCTTCAGAAATAATCTGTTTGTCTTCCATGCTGATGTAACAGGACATGAAAGGCATATTTGATTTATCGCCCTTTGTGACATCTCTTTTTGTGCGCGGATGTACGGCGTGTAGGATGGTGACATCATCGTCTGGGTTCTTTTCAAAAATTCTAGCAATATAATTCCCGACATTCTCTAACCCAAATCTTTCTACTGCTTGTGAAGCTGTCATTTCATATTCGCGGAAGACGGCATCAACCATGCCATACTGGTCTTCAGTCACATAGTATTCCGAAATATGTCGTGTGCTAAACCGCAGTCTGCCTTTATCCATCTCGCAGAACATACAAGCCGTGCCAAACACAACCAAGTCAACATAAACCTCATGAACCTCAGTCTCAAAATTAGACTGGTTCAATGCTCGCATCATACGCATACTGGTGTCTTGCAGCCATTCACGCACTTCATCATCACGGTTAACATCTTCATCTTTTAGGTCAAGATGAAACCAAGGCGCACTGCCGCTTGTCAACATCCCGTGAAGGAACGCAGCCATTAAGTCGATGGACTGTAAAGCTGTGCCGTCATAAATAAACTCCATTCGCTTCTCACCGCGAGAACGCTTCTTAACAATGTCTGCCTTGCGTGGCAGCATATAATCAGCAAGCTCTTGATAATGGGTATCCCAAGTATCTCTGCGTGTCTTAGCGCTGTTGTAACGCTTTATGAGGTCTTCAGCTTTAGCCATAATCTAACTCATCAATGTTGGTTTTTTGGTTGTCGGAGCAGCCGTATCGCCGAGAGCGCCTGCAACAATGGTCGAGCCAGTACCCTTACGCCGCTTCTCTTTCGCCATCATAGCCTCTTCTGCCAAAGCCGTAGCTTTGCCAATATCCGGTTCAGGCGGAGGGGGTGGAGGG